TTTATATATTTATAACAAAAAGGCATGGCTAACGTACCAATTTGGCCTGGTTCAAGTAATTTTTTTCCAGGCAACACCCCCTTCGGATTCTATGATAATGATTATCAATTCCAACAAGATGCAGATAAATTCGCAACATTTGCAGCTCGTCGGCTAGGATATCCTATTGTAGATGTTGAACTCCAAGATTTAAATTTTTATGCTGCTTTCGAAGAAGCAGTAACCATATATGGTAATGAAGTATATGCTTATAAAGTAAGACAAGATTACTTATCTTTAGAAGGAGTTAATATTGAAAATGATGTTCCTACAGTAGATGGTAATTCTTCATTAGCATTTTCTTCTATTACCCCTAATATGGGAGTAATAATAAAACTATCAGAACAATATGGTACTGAAGCAGGAACTGGAGGAAATGTTGATTGGCATACGGGTTCAATTGCGTTAACATCATCAGTTCAGGATTATGATTTAAATGCTTGGGCAGTTAGTCAAGGATATGAAAATAAAGATTTAGAAATTAAAAGAGTGTTTTATGAAGCACCTCCTGCAATTGTAAAATTCTTTGATCCATATGCAGGTACTGGAGCTGGAGTAATGAATGTAATGGATAGTTTTGGGTGGAGTGGATATTCACCTGCTATTAATTTTGTATTAATGCCCCTTAACTATGATTTACAGGTAATTCAACAAATAGAAATGAGTGATACAGTTAGAAGATCTAATTATTCATTCGAAGTTCAAAATAATAAACTAAGATTATTTCCAATTCCTGATGGTTCAGTAGATAAATTGTATTTCCAATTTTTACTTAAATCCGAAAGATTAGCAAATAGCATATCAGGAAATACAGGTTCAATTGCAAATGTATCTAATGTTCCTTATGCAAATCCAGTTTATACTTATATTAATTCAGTTGGTAGAAGTTGGATATTTGAATATGCTTTAACACTATGTAAAGAAATGTTGGGGTATGTTCGTGGTAAATATACTACAGTGCCTATACCGGGTTCTGAAGTAACAATGAACCAACAAGATTTATTATCGTCAGCTACTGCAGATAAAACAGCATTAATTGATAGATTAAGAGCATATTTAGATGAAACATCTAGAGAAAAATTACTAGAAAGAAGATCATTAGAAACAGAATACAGACAAAAGGAATTAAATCAAGTTCCTCAACCAATATATATAGCGTAATATGGCATTATTTGGAGCAAAAAGAGATATAAGTCTATTTAGACACATTAACCGAGAATTGATGGGAGATATAATTACCCAACAATGTTCTTTCTATAAATATAAATTAGAAGAAACTAAGGTTAATATCTATGGTGAAGCTGCTGAAGAAAAATATTATATGGGTCCTGTTTTACTTAATTGCATATTAGAAAGAACTGATCAAGAATTCCCTGAAACAGATTTGGGTACTGATTTTAGTTGGGGTGCTACATTTAGATTCCTTAGAGATGATCTATTAGATAAAAATAAAGATTTTAATATAGATACAGCTCTTTATGGTGCAGATTTAGTTCCTGAAGTAGGTGATATTATATTATATCAAGATGGATATTACGAAGTAGATAATGTAAGTGCAAATCAATACTTTGTTGGTAAAAATCCAGATTATCCAAATAATGTAAACCCATTAAACCCTGGATTGGAAGACTTTGGTTCTTCTATTTCAGTTATTTGTGAAACCCATTACGTTCCAGCTGATAAAGTAGGAATTAGTAGAGAAAGATTTTTATAATGGCAGAAAGAGGAAGAAAACCAATACCAAAAACACAAAGAGAACTTAGTGTTTCACAACATGAGCCTTATGTTAATCCCGAAACAGGAGAAACTGCAGGCAACCCTAATGATGCTGTTGATTTAAATAGAGGTGAACAAGTATCTTTTAGAGATGATACTGTTAAACCATTTTCTTTAGGATTTAAAGAAATAGATGAAGCTCTATTTTACTATATGGAAAATATTATTAAACCAACTGTTCAACAAAATGGTGTGGTTCAAAATGTTCCTGTAATATATGGTTCTCCTGAAAAATGGAAACAAATTCAAAAAGATGGTTATTATAGAGATCGTAAAGGTAAAATTATGTTACCTCTTATTACCTTTAAACGGAATAGTATTGAAAAAAATCGTAGTTTAGCTAATAAATTAGATTCTAACTTTCCTAACAATATAAATGTTTTTACAAAATCTTATTCTAAAAATAATGCATACGATAACTTTAATATTCTAAACAATAAAATACCACAAAAAGAATATTATGCTGTAGTAGTTCCAGATTATGTTACTATTACATATGATTTTATAATATCAACTTATTATATAGAACAATTAAATAAACTAATTGAAGCATTTAATTACGCTTCTGATAGCTATTGGGGTGATCCTGAAAAATTTAAATTTAGATCTAGAATAGATTCTTTTGCTACACCTGTTGAATTAGTTCAAGGTGGAGAAAGAACAGTTAAAGCAACTTTTAGTTTAAAGTTGCATGGTTATGTAGTACCATTAACTACTCAAAAAGATTTATCTTCTATTAAGAAGTTTAATAATAAAACTACTGTGGTTATTGAAGAAAAATTAATGTAATTATTTTTATGTTTTATTTGGTTAACTCATATTTATATCGTATCTTTACATTTAAACAAATTATTAATATAAAAAACACAAAAAATTAGTAAAGTTATGAAAAAAATTATAATCCTCCTAATATCTATTTTTATAGTAGGAAACGCAACAACTCAAACTACAGAAACCCTAATTGTATCTGATTATATTGAAGCATATGATTGGGTAGGTGGTTGGTGGTTTAATAACCCTACAACAGGGTATTTTTCAAATATATCATCCTCCCCATCTTTTAGTGCTGTTATATATGGTAATGGTAATAATACATACGAGCAAGACTGGTATGCATTACCTACAGTTACAGTAGACCCCACTAAAGATCATATCTTTAAGATGAGGTTAGCTGCTCAAACTATATCAGCACCTGGAGCATCTACAGCAGGTTTAGATGGTGGTGATTATATTACAGTACAATTAAGTCAAGATGGTGGAAGTTATGTTAATGAATTACGAGTAAGTGGGTTTTCAAATGCTACCTGGGATTATTCTTCAAATGCAATTGCTTCTAAAGTTGCCGATGGTAGTCTTACACTATTTAGACCAAGTAGTGGTGGAGACAGAACTTCATTAGGTGATGGTTATTCTTATATTGAATTATTAATCCCTGCGGGTCCAACTACAATTGCTATTGATATCCAAGCTCGAGCTAGTAGATCTGGTGAAGATTGGTGGATGGATGATTTTGAACTATTTGAAGTTAGTACATTGCTACCAGTTGAATTACTATATTTTGATGCTTTCCCATCTAATAACCAGTATGCACAGTTAGATTGGGCTACAGCTACTGAGATCAATAATGACGGATTTGAAGTACTACGAAGTACAGATGGAGTTGATTTTGAATATATTGCTTGGATCTCAGGAAATGGTAACCAAACATCAATTCATAAATACTCTTATGAAGATTACTCAATTGAAACAGGAGTAACATATTATTATAGACTAAAACAAATTGATTATGATGGTCAATATGAATACTTTAATATCGAATCAGTTAAATTATCAGGACCATTAAATCAAGAATATTCTGAAATACTTTCAGTTAAATATTATTCGTATTTAGGTGAAAAATTTGATGTAAAACCAAATCTAAAAAATTATATTGAATGTACTTCATATTCTGAAGGAACTGTGTGTGAAAAAATACATTTAAAATAAAAATCAAATATTTATAGTCATGGAAAAAAAAGTTTTAACTCAAGAAGAAATTGATAAGATAAAAAAATTAAAAGACCAATTTGAAGATCTTACAATAGTTGCAGGTAATATAGAAATACAAATTATAAACCTTCAATTGCAAAAAGATCAAATAAAATCAAATTTACAACAGTTACAGCAACAAGAAAAAGTTGTAGCTCAAGAACTAGAAAAAAAGTATGGTGATGGAACCATTTCTTTAGAATCTGGTGAGTTTTTACCAAAATAATATAATTTTGAATAGTTTTTACATATTTATAATAAAAACATAAAATAAACATAAAATGGCAGAAACATTAATTTCCCCAGGTGTATTAGCAAGAGAAAATGACTCTTCACAAATCACCTCTCAACCAGTACAAGCTGGTGCGGCAATTGTAGGACCTACTGTAAAAGGTAGAGTAAATATTCCTACACTAGTTACTACTTACAGCGAATATTTAGCTAATTTTGGTAGTACATTTGAAAGTGGTTCAGATGAATATTCATTCTTAACTAGTATATCAGCTTTTAACTATTTTCAAAATGGAGGTACTTCATTATTGGTAACTAAAGTAGCATCAGGTTCATTCAGTGCTGCAACTAGTGATAATGTAGATAGTGATATAGAAAGTGGAGCAATTTCAACGGATGCAGATGCATTATTAACTTCATTTACAAGTGTAAGCGCCTCAGCAGGTACAACCACTGATTTAGGAACTACAGGTAGTGCAGCAGGTACAGGAGCAATATTATCTGTTACTTTATATCGAGACGCAACTTTCCAATTAAAGGTGTTCCCAAAATCATTGTAATCTTCATAACGTAATGCAGCGCTTACTAAAAAGTCTTCCGTGATATCAGCCTCTACGTCTAAGTATCCAGCATAACTATTTCTGTTGGCATCTGTTGCATTTTCTGGTCTGTATCC